CATCGTAGTCGAGGTCATAGCCCATAGCCGACTCAGAATCCAGCTCCACCACTAGGTTGCGACTCATAAGGCGCATGAGAGCTGCCTGCTGGTGCATAGTAAGACGCCCAAACAGTTCTATGACCTCACTGGCTTCCATGACTGGACGGTAGGTCTGGGGTACTGGACGGCCTTTACTGAAGATGTTTTTCAACGGTAATCCCCACCAAATAGTTCTTTGTGACGCTGTTCAATAAGCTGCTGCAACTGGTTAATCAGTGAGCGGCGTTCTGACCCGCAAATGTCGCGCAACATCTCATAGGTTTCTACGTCGATTGCAAGCGACTTGCGTGGGCTTGGCTCTTTTTGAGCCTTTTCCTTCGGTTTGGTGTAACCGTCTTCTGGGCCATGATAAGTTTCTGACATGATCTTTCTCTGCAAAATATTGATGGATTTTACAATATTGTATAGAATTGTACAATGTATGAAATAAAAAACTATATGCTATCCATGCAGTCGCACTGGATGATCAACCAGCCGCTCTATAAAGCCGTACAAGAGACGGTTCCTATCGTTACGGACTATCAGCTAAGGCGTGGCGTTGACCGCTTAGGCAAGACCCCAGTGTCCCAGTTGTGCAAGAAGGTGTTCCCTGACGTGTACAAAGTGCCACTGTTTCGCCGTCAGTTCTGCAAGATGTTGGTCGAAGAGATCAAGCTGATGGAGAAGGAAATACCTTTTGAGGCTAACGACAACGAAGATGAGCTGAGGCAGATACCTGAGATCGTTTTGGCTGAACACGTCCCAGAGCTGTATAGAACCATGTGGTTTGTGGTGCAGAACGTACTCGGCCCTATCATCAACACGATCTGGCAGCGTGACTGTAGGGACGTGGCTACCATTCAGATCGCCAACTACAACCCCAAGGACAAGCAAAAGGGTGCTTGGCACCACGACGAGAGCGCCGACATAAGCGTGGTGGTTCCGCTAAATACCGACGAGTACAAGGGCGGTGGCACTGAGTTTCACAATCACGGGGTGCTGAACCCCCTACCATCAGGCCATGCCCTGATCTTCCCTTCCTTCACAAACCTGCACAGAGGCTTAGCGGTTGAGAGTGGTGACCGCTACCTGCTGGTGTTTTGGCTACGCAACAAGAAGCGTTTGATAGAAAACTACGAAAGCCTCGTATAGTTGCTTGCATTTATTTACATTTATTTACATTTATTTGTATAAAGGTGTATACATCGACACGGAAATCATTATAATAGATGCCATCAACAACGAAAAGGAAGAAGAAGATGACAAATAAAGTAAAAGCAAACAGACATTGCGAGTACATCACGGTAGACACGATGGCTGAGTGTGTTGACGGGATTGGCTACGGCAGCGAGTTGTATTTGGCCCTCTGGAATTCTCTTGACCACGCGAAGGCACCAACTTGCCAAAATGACTATGAGGATCGTGAGTCTCACTTAGATCGAGTTTCGGTCAAGGCGCTGTGGAAGTGCTTCGACGATGGGCAGCGCAGAGAGATCAACGCGCTACTGGCAGCGGAGTTTCGCAACATCTAGTTGATTCAACAAAGCGTATTCGCTGAGTGCGCTTGATTGAGCTAACAGGAAAAGAGGTAGTGATGAAAGAAGTAAGACAAGAAGTTAGAAGCCTAAGCCGTTCACAAGAAAAGGCTATGAAAAAAAACCGCGAAAAACGCCAACGGCGTCTAAACAAAAAAGCAATTGGAGGTGGGTACTAATGTTTGCAGACATTCAAAAGCGGCTTGACCAGATCAAGCAAGAGATTGAAGACATCGTGAACAGCGAAGATGTGGCAGAGGCGCTGGTGGAGTTTTACCCAGATGAAGGCACTTACTGCCTCCCAGCAACTCATGTTGATGAGTGGAACGGGTGGCTAGACGTTGATGTAATGCAGTCGTTTGACGAGATTCACAACGGGCTGCAAAACTTACAACGTGTTTTTGATGCGGCTCAAACGCCGCCACCAGCAGAAGAAGAGTACGAGGAAGAAGAGTCAATATTTGATGAATGAGAAAAGGGGCGTTAGCCCCTTTTTTATGCCTAAATTAAATGCAATTATCTGCACAAATGTGTATACATCGACACGGGATTCTGTATAATAAAGGCCATACACAAGAGAAAGGAAGAAGAAAATGCTGGTACTGAAGATTGATCAAATGAACCGAAACGACATGGTGAAGATTGCTGAAGCATCTTCCGCCAAGATGACCGCTGAGATGGAAGCGTTCTTAGCCAAGCTAATCGAAGACGGCAAGTACGCCAAGCCTACCGAGGACGAGTTCGATTTGTTTGACGAGTTGTTTGATGAAATGGAAGAGGCGGCTTAACTCCAACTGACGAGGCTGGGTAGTCCCCAGCCGAAACACCGCAAGGTGTCTTGGAAAACTAATAAGGAAGAAGATGATGTTGAATATTACCTACTACTACGTTGAGCAGCTTGTGCGACCAGAGACTGGTTGGGATAGGCAGATGGTGCAAAACTGCGAAAACTACAACGGCGGCTTTCAAGATAAGGCGCAAGCAGAAAAACACCTTCAAGCCGAAAAGTCTGGCTGGGAAGACTTTCTTGCAGAGCAAAAACAGACTGATGAAATTAAGCGCCTGCAAGCAGTAGCCGATTGGAGAATCGTTGAGGAAGTCGTGACCTTCGCTCACGTTTCTGAGTATATGTATTCAGACGTTAGGGCATACGAGATCATCAAAGTCATTAGCGACAAGACAATCGAAATCAGAGCAATGGATGTTTCACATTCTTGTGAAGATTTAGAGTTCAGCCCCGGCGGGTTTGTTGGTCACTATCACAACCAAAGAGATCAAAAGGTTACCTACAAGGCTGACCCTGACGCCCCGACTTTCCGAATCAGAAGGAAGAAAGGATCGGTTGAAAAGTGGGTATCAGGCTCCTCGCGGTTTGGTCTGACAACTGAGCCTTACGCCTTTCACGACTTTAACTTCTAAACTTTTTGGGCCGCGTAAGCGGCCTTTTTTATGCCTTGGATTCATTAACCTCCCTACAGTAATCGACCTTGATGTGAGGCTCACCCCACATACTCAGCAGATCCATCTCGCCACCACTTGTGAGTGATTTGATAGCAGCCTCTTCAGACTCACCATAGACCCTGACCTGCGCCTCTTTCGTGGCTGAAATCTTCATAAAAAACTCTTTCATGCTTTATCCTTTTTCTTTCGTGCGGCGTAGGCATCTAGTGACTCGCCAAACTTTTTCTCAAACCACTGCTCCCAATTAATCCTACGGTGCGGTGGGTTGTTGGGTGAGGCATGGCCTCTACGGTTCCACACCCAGCGAGCGGCGTGGTACATCTTCTGAGCGTCCCACAAATCTTCTTGTGCCTGCTGCTCCTCAGTTAATTTCAGATAGCCCAAACTCTTTGACTCCCTGTTGGTTGTACGGCAGGTACAGGTCTTGCTCCCGGCACTTCATGCCAATAGCCATAGCCTGTTCGTTTTGTGCGTCAGCATAAGCGATGGCTTCATCCGACAAGGTGTAGACTGCATAAGGGTAAGGTGCCTGTTTTTCCTGAGCCAAGAAGTAAAACTTCTCAGTAGGCAAACCCACAGCCCGGCACCCAGCGATATAGTACGCAGCCTGCTGGTAGTATCTAAATGAGTTGATCGCGCTCCTAAAGCCTCTGGGCGAAGCATCTCGGCAAGTCTTGAGATCCCAGATGTCAGTTCCTGTATGCCAGTCAAGCTTGCCTTTACAGGGCTGACCGTTCCAGTACCAACACAGCGTCAGCTCAACCCGATGCTCTGGCTTGGGGATAAACTCAGACACAACCTCACGGCGCTCCATGCAGATGTCGTACAAATCCTGCTTGCATGGCGTCTTGTCGCCCAGATCCTCAAGCCATTCAGCGTACTCAGCCTTGCCAGCCTTGGTACGTTTATCGACGGGTGGCTCAATGGCAAACTCATCGAAAAACTTGTGGTGCTCCAAAAACACGGTGTGCTGAACCCTGCCTTCAAGCAGTGCGGGTGAGTTGTTAAATGTTCGGTTCTTCCAAGTGAAGGGACACTTGGCTATTGAGGTGAGATCGTGACTTCGCCACGCTGGGATTGAGTCGTAGGTTGGGTAGTCTAAATCTTCGTAAATGCCTTCTTTAAAATCCATCACGGTTCCTCTATTGGCTTATGTGATCCCGATCATTCAAAACGACCTTGCCGTTCTTATCTATCGAGTATCGGCGGATCACATTGTAAATTGTGTGAGCACTGATCTTGGTTTGAGCCGCTATCTCAGCTCGCCTTACCTTTTGTTCCTCCAACTCTAATACTTTCTTAATTTGTTCGTCGCTTACCCTGCTGCTTAGCGATTTATTCAAAGCCTCTTCTGATCGTTTTTCTTTTGCCTCATCAGCCTTTTGAGCCGAGCGCAAAGCCTTCATGAATACAGATTCCATCTTGCCCTCTTGTTTGATTAGCCCCGCCTGCTCGACCACCTCGACGGGAAAAGGCTAATGAGGAAGGAGATCCTCGGTCTAAAAAAGCCCCGCCTGCTCGACTGACTGGGACGGGAACCAGTTGGAAGCGCGTGATGAACGCTCAGCCTAAAAAAAATCCAATACCCGACCCAAACAAGAACGCTATCAACAACGAATAAGTTGTCCAATACGGTATGGTTGGGCTGGTGATCAACTTTGACCAAATCATTTGTTTGACCTCGGATCATCACCTAAGCTGAATCTGGTATACCAAATTGCCTTGGCTTTGTCCTCAGCAGGATCACCTTTTTTGCCCTGACGCCAAAGGTATTTAAACGCAGCGATCTCGCTGTACTCTTTTACCCGCTGCAAACCGAAGGCGCTGACCATAGCGTCGATACATTCAACCGCCCCAGCATAATGCTTGGGTTGGTTGACCATATCGTCTTTGAAGATGGTCAAGCTATCCAACTGACCCTTGGGATTACCAAAGTCTGCGTCAAGCCCAAACTTAGAATCACCCTTGTACTCAGCATGTACTTTAAAGGCATATGATTTTGATACGCCTACTTTTTTAATCACGTCATCAACCGTAGCTTCGGGGTGACCTAACAAGTACAGCCTCGCCTGATCGCGTTTGGTTCCCGCACGGGTTTTGTACTTACGTTTATAATAACTAGCCATGTCCACCCCCTAAAATGGTATGTCATCTTCAAAGTCTGCGTCTTCTGGGCCATCGTCATCTTTCTTCGGTGGCGCTGGGTTCTCACCCTTCTTCAGTGCAGCCTGCATCTCAAAGCATGGCTCAACAGGATCTCGACCCTGCTCATCACAACCACCGATTTGGTATTGAAGAAAACGTGGCAGCTCCTCAAAAATGTCGCACATTAGCTTACTGGCTTGACATGATTCGCCAGTGAACTCTTTGAGATATTCTTCTAGGTCGAATACAACCTGATCGTTAACGGTAGCAACTTTCTTTGCACCACCATCTGCGGTGAACACGCCAGTAACTTTGGCCTTGCCACCTGACGTTAAGCCGACATCGACCTTGCAGGTAACACCCAACACATTGGTCACGTCGAACTTAGCCAGCTCCTCGGCGGTGAATGGTTTGTTGCGCCAAGTCTGCAAATGCTGACGCAGCTTTGCCTTTTCATTAAGGCTCAGCGTATACTTGTTGAACATTGACATCGGGCGACCATCTGCCGTTTGGCACTCAGGTAACTCCCAGAATATGAAGATGCTATGCTGCTTCTTCACTTCACCTTGGTACTCATTGTTAGACGTTCCAGCGTCTACAATCTTGTAGCAGATTGCGTTGTGAGTTCCGACTGGAACCTGTTCGTAATCTGACCCGCCGCCGTCACTTGCTGTAATTCCCATATCTTTATCCTTGTGTTTCTGCAAAAAGTTGTACTATTATGCACATCGGATAAACGTGTGCAAGGGAAATTTGATGAGTTTAAAAATAACGGACGGTAACCAGAAAGATTTCAGCAGGCCGCTGAGTGGAGACGCTCGCCAAGGGTTCATAGATTTTCTGGCTGCTAACGGTATGACGCCTGACCCGAAGAAGGGGTTGGTGGTGGGCGGCGATATTGGTCGCGCTTACATGAATGTAAACGGAACCAATAAGCTGCACGGGTGGTATCAGTTCTGGCTAGAGCAAGAGGTGCCATACGGACGGTGCGGTGATCGCACCATCTCCAACGAAGAACCCACGGCAACGTGGAAGCCAGAGAATGCTGGGCGGTACGAGATGACCGACGAGCAGCGCGAGCAGATCAAAGAGAGCAAGCGTCAGGCTGCTGCTGATAAGCTGAAGGCTTATATGGAAGCGGCTAAAAGGGCGGAGCAGATTTGGGATACGTTATCTACTGACGTATCTAGTAATGGATACCTCATAAGAAAGAATGTTACGGGCCACGGGGTCAGGCAAACACCCACTGGTGAGCTGGTTGTGCCAGTCAACAAGATCAAGACCAAGCAAAAGAAAAAGCAGGTGGTGTTGGTCGGTTTGCAGTACATACACCCAGACCCAGAGGCATCACTGGGCAAATGGTATATGAAGGGTACTGAGGCGGGCGGTGCATTCTTCATCATCGGTCAAGATCTATTGCGCGAGGCGCACACCATCAATTACGTCGAAGGCTATGCCACTGGTGCATCTTACTATCGAGATATGGGCGAGCCAGTAGTGGTTTGTTTCAGCGCAGGCAATCTGAGCAAGGTGGCACCAGAGATCTCGGTGATGTTCCCGAAGGCCAAGCACGTTTTCATCGCTGACAATGACGAGAGCGGCACTGGAGAGCGCGAGGCGAAGAAGGCGGCAGAGTTTGTGCAGCAGGCTGGATCTCAGGCTGAGGTAAGGATGCCGCTAGAGACTGGCGACTACAATGATCACTCGGTAGAGGGTGAGTTGATGCCAGAGCTTCAAACTACCCAAGAGTTGCAGACATACGACTGGAATAGAAACTCCACGGGCAAGATGTTGATGACCAAGGACAACGTGCGCGGCGTCCTGACGGTGAACCAGATAGACGTGCGCTACAACGTGATCAAAAAGAACATGGAGTACCATAT